ATTTATTAGTATATGGCTAACGCTCAAATCTGGCCCGGTTCCTCATCCTTCTTTCCCGGAGATACTCCATTCGGTTTTTACGACTATGATTATCAGTTTCAAACAGATGCTGATAAAGTAGCGGATTTCTGTGCAAGAAGATTAGGGTATCCTTTAGTTGATGTTGAATTACAAGCTACAAACTTTTATACAGCGTTTGAAGAAGCAGTAACAACTTACGGAAATGAAATTTATGCTTGGAAAGTAAGACAGGATTTCCTTTCAATGGAAGGAGCTTCTACAGGTTCTAATTTAAATAATTCAGTTATTCAACCAAACTTTGGAAGTATTGTTAGAATGTCTAATCAGTACGGAGAAGAAGCAGGTGTTGGCGGAACAGTAACTTGGTATACAGGTTCTTTTGATACTATTGCCAATCAGCAAAATTACGATATGAATGCATGGGCTCAAGCTTCTGCATCATTAACACCCGGTGATACAATCGAAATTAAGAGAGTGTTTTATGAAGCACCCCCGGCCATTGTTCGTTACTTTGATCCTTATGCAGGAACAGGAACGGGAATGATGAACCTTCTTGATACTTTTGGATGGGGTAACTATTCACCTGCTATTAACTTTCTTCTGATGCCAATCAATTATGATCTTCAGAAGATACAAGCTATCGAGTTTAACGATCAGATTAGAAAATCAAACTTCTCTTTTGAGTTAGTAAATAACAGACTGAGAGTATTCCCAGTACCGACTGTAACCGGAGGAAAGTATCGCTTTGAGTATATTAAAAACTCGGAAAGAAACAATCCAACAATGGCGAATTCATCCGGCCTTGTATCTAACGTTTCTAATGTTCCTTATACAAATCCAAAATACGTTCAAATTAACTCAATTGGAAGACAGTGGATTTTTGAATATACTTTAGCACTAGCAAAAGAGATGTTAGGATACGTTAGAGGAAAATACGGCACTATTCCAATCCCAGGAGCAGAAGTTACTCTAAACTCAGGAGATCTAATTACTGCAGCTACTGCAGAAAAGAACTTGCTATTAGATAGAAGAAGAGCTCTAGAAGCCGATTATAAACAGAAGGAACTTAACATGGTTCCACAACCGATATTTATAGCGTAACATGGTACAATTAAAAAACCTATTAAAAGAAGTAACCTATTCAATGTACCAAACATTAGTGTATGTTGAATTCTCAGACGAAACAAACGTTACTGATATCGCTCAGTTAATCAGAGGTTTGAGATACGTTACTGTTGTGAACAACAAAACAGATAAAGAAGATCTAAATCCAAGAGGCTTACTTCAACTAAAGGTGGTTACTTTAAAACCAGGAGCAGAGACTTTTGAATTAATTAAAAAAGAAGCATTATCAACTATTCCTACTTTAAAGAAATTTAAATACAGTACCAAACAATTGCAAAAAATTGAGGAGATCTAATCTTGGCATTATTCGGAAGACAGAGAGACGTTTTATTGATCAATAGTATCAACCGTGAGTTATTACCCGACATTATAACTCAGCAGGTAGGGTATTATAAAGTCACTCTAGGAGCTTCACAGACGAATATGTACGGAGAAGCCATCGACAAATTCTTTAGTCAACCGGCCTTATTAAACTGCTTAATAACCAGAGGAGATCAGGCTTGGTCGGCAGCAGATGGTTTCGGACCAGATTTAGATAGAACAGTTTCTTTTGCATTCTTCTTAGAAGATCTAAAAGACCTTCAGATCCTTCCAGAAGTTGGAGACGTTATATTTTGGTATGAAAACTACTATGAAGTAGATGGGGTAGTTGATAACCAATACTTTGTAGGAAAGATACCTGAATACTCGTATTCTGAAGGGTTGAATCAATTTGGTTCGTCAATCAGTATCGTTTGTTCAACTCACCTTGTACCTGCAGACAAACTAGGTATAACCAAAGAAAGAATGTAATGGCAGACAAGATTAGAAAACCGGTACCAAAGAATCAAAGGGAAATTTCTATTTCTCAACAGACTCCATTGTTGGACAATCCAAACGATGCTGTAGTACCGTTACCGGTATTTGCAAATCCCAACGATACAGCTACTGCTAAGAATTACCGTGCAGAACAGATCTCAGTTAAAGGAGATACTACCAAAGAATATACAGTCGGTATTGGTGATATTGACGAGACTATTGCTTATTATTTTAATAACGTAATTAAACCTCAAGTATATCAGAACGGAACTACGATTTCCGTACCAATCGTTTATGGAAATCCTGAAAGATGGAAAGCAGTTCAGAAAGACGGATACTACAGAGATAAAAATGATAAGATTATGTGTCCTATCATTATGTTCAAAAGAAC